GGTTCGGCATCCATTGCCATTGCATCAGCTTCTGGCTCTGCACCCAACATATCCGTTGGAGCTTCTTCACCTGCTAGCACTCGTGTTGCGCTACCTAGTGCATCTCTAGTAGTTTTCATAGTTTCAATTGCTTGCTGGATAGCAGGCGCTGAACCTTCAATAAACGANTTGGCTTGCTGTTCACCAATTTCATCTCGGATTGCATCACCCAATTGAATCAATGTTTCATTTTCCATTCCGCTTAGTTCTTCAATATAACGAGCAACTTTATCTACCATAGTTTTTGCTGTTACAATGGCGCTTGCTTGTTGCAGTTCGCCTTCTGTTACTTTTTGATCTTTCATTGTATCCTCTGTTGATTCATTTGTGCTATTACAATTACAATGTTCGCACGTTGGTGGGCAAGTACAATCTTCAGCTTTTACTTCTGATCCACAGCACTTATCAGAGCAATGTGTATCTTTCGCTTCAGAAACTTCAGTATTACTTACAGCAAATTCTTCACGTTCGGAAATTTCTTTGTTCAAGGCGTCAAGCATAAATTGTGCTTGAAAATACGCATCGCTTTGTACATTCTCATTAAACCCTGAAGTTGACTGTTTTTGCGACAGTTGAGTTCGGATTCTATTTCTTGCATCCTGTAATTGATCTAGTGTAAATGACTCAAGATTAATCTTTTTGCCGAATGTTTTTTGAAAGGTTTCATTAACCTGTTTTGATGTGGTTTTTGTAAAATCTGAAGTTTTCATTATTCCCTACCTTAAACGTATATGCTGTATTATGTATTTATTCAGATAGCACTTAAAGTTTCTATTTTTTCTTTAAGTGTTTCTGCCCTATGTTTGACATCGTCGTATCTAGTCCACATGATCTCTGCTCGCTCCCAGTTTTTAGAATTAATACTCCTGTGATACATATCCAAAAAGATTGTACTATCAACAAATAACCTGTTGTAAGTTTTATCCATTTGATATATCTTTGTTAACTCGTCAATAGGAACATTTAGTGCTAGACTGTTAGCAATTTTTATTGCTACACAATTTAAGCAAATATCTCGGAATATCACTCGACTGCCTTGTAATATATTTTTGTATTGGTCTTCTTGTTGTATAAGAGTGTTTCCAACAAGGATACCTTGTGAAGTTTTCACCGGAGGGACAAATCCGTAATCAATGAAACGTTTATACGTTCCTTTGACTAAAATTTCAAATCTTTTTGATACACTCATAAAAAAAGGACCTCACTGTGTCCTTTTACTTATCTTATTTTATTTAGGGTAATTACATCTTGAGCAACATTGTGACAACAATCGAAAGTATTGCGGCAATAATAGTACCAGCTGTGCCAATAATAACTTTAGCTAGACTCTTTTGCCCTTCTGTTACATCATCATGTATATCGGATACTTTTTGTTCAAGCCTAGTCATTCTGTTATCGAGATTCTCATAACGTACTGCACATAAGTCTACGTGTGCTTCTAAACTTTCTTTTTCTAATTTTGTTGTCGGTATGTTAGACACAATTTATTCCTTTTAAAATATTAATAAAGTAAACTCTAAGTTAGCCTTTGTTTTTATTGTGCCTTTGTATAACTTTATTTATCTTCTTTTCTAGAAAACAGCTCTCTCAAAACTTCCATTACAGTTCTGAGTTCGCGTTTAACTTCTACTAGCCCTTTAGAAGTGCTTTCTAGATTCTCTAACATCGAACGTATTTCAACCATAACCCAGAACCACCAAGTTACACAAGTAGCAACCATGAGACCCATGCCAAAATAACTCACCCAATGCATATCATTTACTACACCGATAAGAGCCGTAAAGAAACCTCCCATGAGAACAAGGATGCTTGCAAACATAATGATATTGATCTTATCTTTCATAGCAATATTTAAAGTATTTTATAGAGAATTAATATGCGAGTTTAATTTTCTATCCATATGTTTTGATCTGATCCATGTGTTATAAACATAGGCTTATCTAATGGATCAGTGTTTGTTAGATTTTTTATTATTGGTACTCCGGATATATCTTGTTTTAGTAAAGCTGTTGAATCGCCGTCTAGCATAAACACATCCTGATATTCAGTTTCAAACTCCCAATACCAAAACATGTTATCTTCGGTGCGAGGACTATCAGTCCAGGTTATGTTTGCTCGCATACCGATAGCTTGCATCAAACTGTTAAAGTTTGCTTGTTGGGCTATTCGAACAGCGTCTTTACATTCTCTATCCGGATCTGTTTTTGTAATATCAATTGTTGTTTTAATTCTGAATTTTGACATATCTGCTACTATTTACGCAGATAAAAAAAGGGCAGTAAAAAACTGCCCTTTTCTATTGTAGTTTAATTAAAAACTAATTAGCCGCTAATACCAGCGAAGTCTGCAACTGCCGCAACAGTAACACCGGCATAATAATCGCCTGCGTCAGTACCAACAGTACCTGTACCTTGTAGTGCAAGATGCATTGTACCTGAAGCAACAGTACCAGCAACACCAACTACTACAAACGCATCAGCTGCCGAGACGCCTGCGCCTGCTGCCGATTGTGTAGTGATACCAAGGATGGTACCTTCTAGTTCTGCTTGTGATACGTCACCGCCAGAACCAGCAACAGAAACAATTACTGTACGTCCAGCAATGCCTTGTCCTACTGATGCGGCTTTGTTGTCGCCTAGTTCAGCAACGCCTGTTCCTGCGTTGTCATAAGTTTGGAAGATTCCACTTCCGTTTGATAGATCAGCCATGATTTTCTCCTATTCTCTAATCATTTGCTCGCGCTCCGCGAGTGCTTCTTAAGCATATGTATTTAGCCATTTCACTAAAATATAGTAGATATCGGTTAGTTTTATTCAGATTTGAANGGTGTCCAACGGTCTCTCGGTACTAGTTTAACCTTATCTCTGGTTTTAACATAGCCTTCGCCGCCGGGTTTGCTACCTGTTGTAGCAACTACATCAGACTCTGCATTATCTAGATCGCTAATAACATCATCTTTAGCTTTCATTATTTCAGTAATTAACTCAAATATATTATCAATAACACCAGGGTTTGCTTGTAATTTATCTTGTATTTTTGCTTGCTTACCTGCGCTAACTTTACCGTCTGATGCAATCCAGTTCATAAATGATTGGCTGTTAACACTGTCAAGTTTCTTTGCACGACTCTGAAAGTTAACAAATCTATAGAATATTTCCTGTAAGTCGCTTAGTCCAGGAACTTTTTCAAAGAACTTTGCAATGCCTGCTTGATTTTTGTTTGCAAGCGATTCAATCTTGCCAATATTGTCTGCATCTACTGCGGGTTTCTTAGTTACATACGTCTGTCCAATAACAACAAGATCAGGATTGCCGCCAAACGGTTTAACATCTTTAATCGGTGTTCCGCTCTTGTCGCCAAAGTATCCGTAAGTACCATGAGCCGTTACTGCAACCTTTGATTTAGCCATCCTTCTGCCAAGATCGCTGTCTACTTTTACATTGTATGTTACTAGGTTAGGAGTAAAACTAATTGAGCCGTCGGAGCCTGCAAAAGGCTTGCCAGGGTGATACAACAAATCACCGTATATGTAACCCCTATAGTCAGACGGTGTTGCTTTTTCAAAGATAGGCCACAAGTCTGCCATTTCATTTGCAAATCGCTCGCGCCAATCGTCTTCAGCACCTTTACCTCGACTCATTATGAATTTTTTGAGTTCTTCCGGACTCCCTGACTTTCCTTCTTCTCTACCCCAGTTGTTCTTTCCGACTAGCCTAAACGTGCCGTCTTCGTCACGTCCCCAATACAATGTAGGATAGCCGTCCCACTTAACTGCAACGTCACTTGAATCCTGTTCCATATTTTTAATAATGTTGACTGCTTTAACAGCGCCATCAGTAGGCTCAGTGAAAACTAAATCTTCTAAGTGATTGAACTCTCTTCCTACTTTTGCTTCACTAAGACGAATCTTACTTTCTGCAACCATTGTGCTTTGTGTAAATTCAAATGCTCTCATTTTACAATATCAATCATTGAACGCATCCAACCAATAGTACCCGGTTTGAAGTTTTCAAATGCCTCTTTCTTTGGAAGTTCGATATCGTATCTACCTAATGTTTCTCTAGCTGAAGCAATTAGTTCTTCGTAGTTAGGAAGTTTTTTGATGTACTCGATAATAGCATCAACGGATTTAATATCTTTTGTACTTGCACTTTGACCGAGCAGTTGTTTAGCAATAGTGTTCCAATCATCGCCGTTAGGTAACGGTTCATTAGTTTCTGGATCAACTAGTCCGCTCTTAGGACTGTACTTAATACCTCTTGCTCTAGCAATTGAGCTTAGTACAATATGTCTATGCTCTCCTCGATACTGTCCACTGCCGCCAATCATTGAGCCTTGTTGAAAACTTGGATTGGTACTAAACATAAAATCTGTTTGTACAAAGCCTTTGGATTCGTCGCCTGCAATTGCAGTTTTTAAGTGTACGTTGTCTCCACTTAATTTTACATTTTCTACACCAAACTGACTTTTAAGTTTAGCGGCGAATTCTTTTTTGTCTACTTCGTTAGCGTCTACTGAAAGATCTAAATCACCCGAACTGTCTTTACGGCCTGTAGTACCTAGCCATTTAATAGGAACATCATCCTCATCCTTGTCCATTGAAAAATCAATGCCAGTTTCTTGTTCTAAGTAAGCGATAGTAGGAGCAATATCTGCTCTATTAATACGTGTAGTTAAAGGATTCTTTTCAGCATCCTTAAAAACGTTGCCGCCTTCACTTAAATTAGTTTTCATTATTTCTTCCTTGCCTCGGATATTTTTCTTATACCTCTTGAGAATTTTTTAGAGTCTGCTCCTTTGATTGCATTAATTAGTCTGCGTTCTAATTCACCGGCAGTTTCAGGCTCATAATTTTTATGAAAACTTTCAATAAGATTAATCGCACTATTAATAACATTAGTGGCACGACTTTCAATAAGCATCTCCGTATCTCTTCGGTTTGCTATATCATTAAGTTCTTGTAATATTGACCTAGTTTTAAGTTTCATGTCTCTTCTCAATATGTGTTATAAAGTATTTATTAGAAAATCAATTTGTTTTGACAATTGTATTGTATATAGTTCTGTTCACTGTGTCAAGAGATATAAATAACTTTGGCAAGATACGTTCTCGACCTGACATGTTGAAAAGACAACACCCGTTCGGGTTACAAAACATCATTACAATTGGAGAAAACAATGATCAACTTAGCAAAAGCTATTGGTCGTGTGATGATGGCCGCGGTCTCATCCCCACGATCAGATAAAACCTTAAAAGAAC